TTTTTGAGTTATGCGGTATTTACTTAACGCGTCGGAAGAGAAGGCCGATTTTTTTGAGTTGATCGGTACCTGGGTAACATTTGGTAGCGATATAATAACGATCGGTGGCGCCGTGTTACACTCTAAAGGTGACAGGATTTACATTAGCGACGTTATTTATACGCCTGGGTATTGGTCCCGGCTTTGCCCATATATTTGGGTTAAACCGGAAATTTCAGCCTTTAAAGTGGCTGGTATAGCGCGCCACTATTCACCGACAACGTTCGTAGAGTATAAAAAACCGAAATGAGACACCGAAGCACAAAGGAGCGTAGAGCTGAACGGCAAGAATTTATTTACATGTTCGCCAATGAAATGGCCGCGTTATGGAACAAAGACACGCGCGACCCGGCGGTTGTTGATTTTGTCGAAAGATATGCGCGCCCGTTGTTAACCTACAAAGCAAACACGTATTACGTTGACATTTATTTAACCCTTCGCAGGGATTACATGAAACTTTTTAATATTAAAACATGGTAAAAAACACAGGGGCAACACCCAGCAAAAGATCCCGCCAGGTAACCATTCCGGCCGGCAAACTTTATATTGTATTTAACCCAGGCGAAACCGTTTATTTAACGGAAGGTAAAAACATGCCGGCAACCCTTCACGAATACGTTCGACAAAAGCAGGAACAGGCTTTTGAAGAGGGGAAACAGTTTCGGGAAAACGAATTAAACCGGCTGGCCAGGAATACCCGCCAGCAAACGCCCGAAGAGTTTTTACAAAGCATTTTACCAACCATTCATAACTACCACGCAAAGGACCAGAACCAGATCGCGGCGGTTATACTGGACGAACTAACCAAAGCCCGGGAAAGGCGTTTAGGTGAGTTACAGCAGCAGCTTGACAACGTTAAAGAGTTAATCGGGTTATGTGAGGACAGCCAGAAGGGCCTCCAGTTGGTACGGGAAGGCGGTTTTGAAAAATTAAACTTTCGCTAATGAAAAAGTTATTATACATAGGCCCCGACCTTATGTTTTTATTTACCGAAAAGCACCAGGGAAATGGTAACGGTTATGATGTAACAGTAAAGGCCGCCGGCGTTAAATTGGATGTTGTGGTAGATTTTAAGGTTACCAACGAACGCCACCCAGGCGGGACAACGGAATGCCTTATGAACATAGGCGTTGCACATGTGGCAGGTCCGCCGGTTGCCCTGGAAACTTTAAATAAAGCCATTAATTGCCTAACCGTGAATAGTAAGCAAGCCGGGGAAGTATGCTGCGCGGCGTTTTTAAACGGCTTTTTAGATAGTGAATTTTAGTAACTTTACCCGACCAGCATTTTTTATATTTGGCATAACTGGAAGCCCGGGCCGATTACGGTACCGGGCTTTTTTATTTGCCGTATAAAAATGTTTTTGTTTTGTTTCGGAAATGTTTAATTTTGAACCAAAGCAATTAACACCATGGCGAGAGAATCAAAAAAGGTTTGGACCCGTACCGTATCGCAGGCGTTACTCGATGCCTGGCAGAAATTACGCCGGAAGGGTGACCCCGAATTAATGGCCGAAAAGCTGCAATATAGCCGGCCCGTTATCGACCGAGCATTAATACACGGCTACGTGTCGCTCCCTGAGCTGCCGGATAAGATCAATAAATTTTTTATGGACCGGCTGAAGGAAGAGGAAGAAACCGCGAAAGCGCTTTTAGCCCAGGCCGACAAAGTAAAACAGTTAACCAATTAATTTTTAACCAATGGACCACCAAAGCGAAAACGTAAACCAGGTTAACGGCGTGGAAGTTTTGAAAGACGAGGCAGCCCTGAGCCTGGTACTAAAGGCCGAAATTGATACGCAAATTGCCACGGCAAAAGCATTTCCCAGGTCAATAAAGCAATTTATTGACAAAACCATGAGTATAGCCACCATTAACGAAGACGTTGCCCAGTCATGCGCATACGCGCTCCCGCGCGGGAACAAGATACTGGAAGGGCCCAGCGTTCGACTGGCTGAGATCGTGGTCGGGGCTTATGGTAATATACGCGCGGGTATGCGTGTAATTCATAACGACGGTAAGACAATTACCGCGCAAGGCATTTGCCACGATCTGGAAACCAACACGTGTATAACCCTGGAAGTTAAGCGCTCGATCCTTCAAAACGAGTGGAAAAACGGCAATAAAACCGGCCGGATGATCACAATGTCCGAGGATATGCAGGTGGTTACCGGTAACGCGGCGTGCGCTATTGCGTTCAGGAATGCCGTTTATAAGGTTGTGCCTAGTGCGTTGATACAGGATATTTACGAAAAGGTTAAGGAAGTAGCAAAAGGCACCGCCGAAACCCTGCCAACCCGGCGTAAAAAGGCACTGGATTACCTGCATAGCTTAGGGGTTAAAGACGAGCAAATTTGCAGCGTTTTGGACCTGAAAGCCGTGGAAGACATTGACCTGGAAAAGCTGGCAATACTTCGCGGTATGTGTACGTTAATTAAGAACCAGGAAAGCACAGTAGCCGAACTTTTCCCCATAAAGGAAAAGAACCCTAAAAAGAAAGCCGACAAGGCAACCGCCGAAACAGAAGACGCCATAAAAAAAGCTCAGGATAAGGCAAACGGCAAACCTGCCGACGAAATGCCAATGTAGTGGCAAGGCAATGGCCATTAAAAAAAAGGCCGGTAACCCGACCTTTTTATTTTCCCAGGGCTGCATGATAGTAACCGAACCGTTATAACTTTGGGCAATTCCTGCAAGATGCACAACCCACGAACGGACCGCGGCGAAGATTGCAGCCCTTTTTAATTAAACGACATTTTCCCGACAAAGTACCAACCAATTATTTTTTTACCTTAAAATTCATTGCATGAAATCAAGCATTCGTTTGGTACCCACTACCAACATGAGCCAGGAAGAGTGGCTCCGCTACAGAAAACAAGGAATTGGCGCCAGTGAGGTGGCCGTGGTGCTGGGCCTAAGCCCGTACAAAGCCAGCATACAGCTATTTTATGAAAAAATTGGCGAAGATCTGGGCTTTAGCGTGGAAACGTTAAGCAAGTTCCTGGGAAAGGAACAGGAACCATTTATAGCCACGTTATGGGAACACTGGGACCCGAAAAACCCCGGTCATGAACAAATGATAGCGAACTACCGCGCAGGGCGAAAAGTTCGCAGGTGCAAGCGCGTGAACGCCTATGCGCATAATCCGGCGTACCCCTGGTTATTTGTGTCACTTGACCGGGAAATTAACCAGCATGAAGACCGCGGCAACGGTGCTCTGGAATTAAAAACGATTGGCGGTTATGAGGCCGACAAGTGGGAGGCCGGCTTTCCCCCTGGGTATGTGGTGCAGGTAACCACCCAGGTGCATGTATGCGAGTACGAATATGGCGAAAGCGGCATATTGAAAGATAACCGGGACTTTTTCGTCCTGCCGTTCGAGCGTAACGATACGATATTTAACGCCATCGTAACCCAGACAAAAACATTTTGGGATAAGGTGGAAGAGGGCCGCAAGATCATAACCCAGCGTTTCGAGGCTGAAAGGAATTTTAACAGGCGGGCCGTTGATGAACTTACCGCCCAGCTCCAAACGCTGGAACCTGAGCCCGACGGATCCGACGCGTTTAACGCCTACCTAAAAGAAAAGTATAAAATAGCGCTCCCGGGTGAACGCCAGGGCACCCCCGAACTTTTGGCCGATGCTATTGCCCACCGGGATGCCAAAGACCGTATTAAGGAGATCGAGGAAACAAAGCAACTTTTTGAAAATAAATTGAAAAACTTTTTAGGGCAGGAAAGCGCTGATACTATTGATTTTGGAGCCAACGGCTACGTGTCATGGAAGGCCAACAAAAACGGAACGCGTGTTTTTCAGAACAAAACGAAGTAATTAACCCTTACTTTTACTTTCTTTTTCCTATAACCGCTTTTATAACCCGTGCGGGCGTTATATTTGCGTGTCTTTAAATAATGCAATGGATTTACCGTTTTAAGAACTGGCTCCGCACAGCCTATTTTTAAAGCGGTTTTTCTTTTCTTAGCCCTTATGAACCGAATAAATAGGACCTATCCCGACCGGGATTACACGCTTTTGAGTAACGTTATTTTTAAATCCGACCTTTCCGCCCGTGCAATGGGGTTATTATGTTTTATTATGAGCTTGCCAAGGGATTGGGTTTTGCACAAAAACTGGATATATCAAAAATTACCTGAAGGCCGCGACGCCATCAATAAAGCATGGCAAGAACTGGAAGAAAAAAAGTTTATTATTTGCGTTAAGTCAAGCGGGTCAGGCAGGGGAAAGTTGCCGGAAATCAACTATTTTGTTTGTGATGATCCGGGTAAACATGCTGATTTTTCTAATGCGGAAAATTCGCTTTCGAAAATACCGGCACCGAAAAATCCACACCGGAAAACAGGGGACCGGAAAAGCCGTAAACTACAAAGTACTTTAAAAGAAAATACTATTAAACAAAGTTCTGTAATACCTGAAGGTATTACAGTGCCCCCTCCTGAAGATCCGCCAAAAAAGAAAAAAGCAACAAAGCCCGCCGCGGATCCAGAAAGCAAGGGGCAAACCCTTTTCCAGCGCTTTACAGCTTCATACGACGCGTTTTTTAGAAAATTAAACGGTGTGCCGCCACAATACAACGGGGCCAGTGGTCAGGCAACAAACAGCCTTATAGCTTATTTTAAAAAAATTGCAAAGGATCGCGCGCAACGCGACCACGGCGGCAACGATCCGGGCGACCAGTATGTGGAAGATAAAGCGCATGAGGGCTGGGAATACGTGCTAAACAATTGGCACCTTTTGGATAATTTTTTGCAGGCTAAAACCCGATTATTGGACATTAACAGCAACATACAAAACATCAT